TGTAGGCGGGGGTGTTGAGTTTTTCGTCCGTATCAGCTGCCCATTTATCAAGCTCATTAATTTTTGCGTCCATCTTGTTCATATTTTCTGAGCTTATAGGCGTGCCCGGTTGAGTTACAGTTCCCTCAATTTGTTCAACATCGTATGTATCTGTCGTTCCTCCTACAAGAGTGAGTTTAATTCTGTTAACGTACTGTCTTAATCTTTCAGCCCAGTTTATTCTATTGTAATCGCCAAGTGCCATATTATCCCCTCCAGAGGTTATCAACCCGTCTTATTGTCCATATTTCAAGATTGTTTTTCTTGCGTCCATACAACACTCTCGCAACCATAATTCCACTATTCGCTTCATCCGTAGCATCAGCTCCCGCAAACCAGCCTATTTCCTCTGTAACAAAGTCATTAGCCTCGTTCTCACTGATATATGATACAGTTTCTAATGAACCAATTGACGGCATAGCTGTGTGAGTTGTTATTTGTTTTCTAAACTGTTCGCTTCCAAGCTGAGTCTGATTGTTTGCCGGAGGGATATTGCTATTACCTAAAGCTATATATTTTATTTTTGTATCAGTTATAAAGCCCCCTAAGGCGTCACGTATCACATTAAGACCGTTATCCATGATAAGATTTGGCCTTAAGCCAGTCTTTTCGATAACATTGCCTTTTAAATCTGTTATTATTACCTCCCATTTGCCTATCCAGTTTGTTTGCTCTTTCAAAATCAACCATCCCCTTATATAAAGAATTGTGGAGCCATAAAAAGGCTGTCAGATGGGAATATTGCAATATTTACAAACTTGTCAACCTGTTCCGTCCATCCCCAGAATTCTTCGGATGCAACATATTTTTCGACCGGCCCTTCATCGTCCATGTATACTTCTTTTTCAAGCTTGTTAAGTCTGGAGTTTATGTCTTTTAAAATCCCCTGCAAGTTTCTCTCAGGTGATTCTAAGCTTATTTTTCTGTCAACGTATCCTGTGCCCTTTAAAGAATCGTAAGTTACTTCTCTGATCTGTAAATATTCATCTATATTGAGTTCAGGAATTTCAACCTTTATGAGTTCACCTGGCTTGTATATGCCCTCAAACGGTTCAAGGCTTCCGGTTAACACTGGTTGGCTATACTTTGCCAAATGCCTTAACCCTAATTCTAAGGCTAACTGTCTGTCGTCTGTATCAACCGTCAGTATGTCTTCAAATACTCCATACTGTGCTTGTGATTCAGGCTCTTCAAGCAAAATTTTGATAGGATACTCATACCTGTAAGTTATTGTCCCGGTTCCAGAAGTGACTTTGTCAGGAATAAGCAATTTCTCCTGTGCATTAAGTAGAAAGTCGTACTGCCCCTCGTCATGCACGTTTTGTATGCCTAATGTCCTTTGCTGTCCGTTAATAACCACTATAACACCCTCGGTAGTCGCACGCGGTGTATAATACAGTGGAATAGGCGTATTGTCTGAAACTGTTATATTCTGCGTAAAATCTTCACTTAGGGCTTTACCTCCCTTAACCCACAGTCTATTTACCAATTTAGAAGTGTCCGGGGTTATATTAGCTGTCCCCCGTCTGAATGTTCCTGTTTTAATAACATGCGGATTTATCCTGTGTCTTGGTTCAAAAAAGTTTAGGTCCAAAGTTTCATCAATATACCATTGAAAGTCTCCAGCCAAAGAAGAAAGTTGTTCCATACAGTCCCACAGGAACTTGTCCGGGAATTTTATTGTTACGCTTTTGTCTGTTGTTTCAACATTGTTCGTTGTCGCCCAAGGAACATATTTTTCAAATAAATCCTTTACAATGTCACTTATTTTTTGATTGATATAGCTTTCGGTAACAATAATTTTTTGTGTCCTTGCCGAATAATCTGCGCCTTGAATTGAAACATTTTTGACTACATTATTGAGTGACTTACCATTATTAATTACCCAACCCCTAAACACATTGCCATCCTGTGTTATCTCAACATCAGAACCAAAACGAAACTTATCAACTATATCTTTGCTAATGCTAGGAAGCTCCAAAGTAAATGACCCTGCCCGGTTAGTGCCGGACAAGGTCACACTGCAACTTTCGTATACTTTGATTTCTTCACCATCGATTCTAATCGTAGTACCCATATCAATAAGCACCGCCAATCGCTAATCCGTAGTCTTTTCCTATAGCTTTGCTCACAATTTGAGCAAATTCCTGCATACCATTGCGGCCAACTATTGTGCCTTGATTGATTATTGTAATGCTGGGTTTTAACCCGATTCCGCTATTATTCACCGTAGTTTCAAGCCTAAGTTCTTTGTTGATACCTTTCATTGCCGCATTTATTTGCCTTGTACTATCTTCGATTCCTTCTGCGATTCCTTCGCCAATCATTAGTCCGACCTGATCCCGCATAACTGCTGACGGAGATTTGATGCCTAAAAATTTCTTAATTCCATTTAACGCCCCTTTAGCTGCATCGATTCCTGCTTGAACCAGATCGCCTGCAGCGCTCACTATTCCGCTTTTGATGCCTTTAATAATATTTACGCCTACGTCAGCCCAGTTGATACTTTTGAAATTGCTTATGATCTTAGACATTATTTCCTTGATTATTGTAATGATGTTGCCAGTCATACCTGACAAGCCTTGACCTAGAGTAGTAATAATATTTTTGCCTACATTTAGTAAGTTTAAATGAGAAATTGTGTTAAATATCGCCTTAACTATCTCCCCGGCATTGTCAATTATCAAAGGAATGCTTTGTATTATTCCTTTCCCGAGCATTACAATAAGCTGCACACCAGCCTCTAAAATTTTGAGTAAGTTTTTATCAAATACCAACCAGAATTCATTAATAAGTCTTGGCGCTGTCTCTATAAGTTGCGGCAAAGCATTAATTATTCCTTCGGCTAATGCTAATGTTAGTTTAATTCCAGCATCAACCAATATGTCTATATTATTTATTAACGTCTCAGCAAGTTTCATTACAGCGTCTACTGCTGTAGGTATAAGTTCAGGAAGTGCCTGCGTAAGCCCATCAACCAACGCCAAAATTACTTGTACGGCAACATCTAGTATTAACGGTAAATTATCTATAATAGTATCCACTATAGTCATTACTGCTTGTACAGCCGCCGGAACCAGTTCAGGAAGCATAGCAAGAATTGATTCTAGAACTTTACTAAACAGTTCGCTAATAGTCGTGAGAAGAGAAGGTAACAGTTCTCCTACAGCCGGTATAATCGCCGCTATGGCATCTGGCAATGCTGCGGTAAGGTTATCAATTATAGGCACAACATTAGTAACCACATTTTGGAACGCGTTTACGAGATTTTCCGTGAGTGCCTTCATGTCGGCATCTGTATTCCCAAGTCCAACTATCCAGTTTTCCCAAGCCGACTTCATGGCGTTTACTGAGCCTGAAATAGTTTTCTCTGCTTCTTGTGCGGTTGCTCCCGCTATGCCCATGTTCTCCTGTATTATGTGAATTGCCTGTACTACATCAGCATAGGAGCTAATATCAAGCTTGATGCCTGATATTTTTTCGGCATCTCTCAACAATCTCTCCATTTCTTCCTTTGTGCCGCCGTAACCTAGTTTAAGGTTGTCCAGCATGGTATAGTTTTGTTTGGCAAACCCTTGATAGGCGTTTTGAATAAATTGAATATCCGTACCCATCTTGTTTGCGTTGTCGGCCATATCTGTGATAGCCATATCGGCATATTTTACAGCCTTTTCTGTGTCGCCACCTAAAGACTGGATAAGGCTTGCCGAGAAACTTGTTACTGTCTCCATGTAATCATTTGCTGATAGTCCTGCTGTCTTATATGCATTATTTGCATAATCCTGTAGTTTCTGGGCCGAATCCTTAAATAAGGTTTCAACCCCTCCAATTAATTGCTCGTAATCAGCAAACCCCGCAATAACATCTTTTCCAAGCTTTGCCGCTGCAGCTCCGGCAGCAATGGCGATACCTCCGGCAGCAACAGCAACACCCTTTAATACACTTGTAAACTTATTCCATCTATCTCCGCTCTTTTCTGCTTTTTCTGCCGCTTTCTCCATTTCGTCACCGGCATTCTTCATGGCTTTTTCATTTTCTTTTAGCTCCCGCTCCATATTGTTCAGGTCGGCAGTGGCTTTGTTTACTGCCTGTTGCCACCCTTGTGTTACTCTGTCGTTTTCTCCGTACTTTTCAGCGGCTGCAGCAAGCCCTTTTTGTAGTTCGGATAATTTATTCTTTTGTGCTTCAATCTGCTTAGTAAGAACTTCATTTCTGGCAGTAAGAGCTTGTGTAGATTTATCATTTTTGTCAAACTGTGAAGCAACGACTTGCATTTCAGTGCCAAGCGTTTTTAAATTTGTATTTATGTCTTGTATTGCCTTACGAAACTCTTTTTCGCCTTCTATTCCGATACGTGGGCCAATGTCATATGCCACGCTCTCACCACCTTATAACGGTATTACATCATCAATTGTTATTTCTTTTTCTAAGTCTACGTATCTTAATCCCTTAGTTTTTATCGCAAGCTCAAGATCAAATTGATTTTTGTATGCTTTATATAATAAGCTCCATTTTCGCAAAGTCATATGCCCTACTTGCTTTTCTGTATAGCCAAGCTTATTCATCCCGATATACAAAAGCCGTGCAAAATCAATTACTGTTGGTTCGTCTGATTCTGCACGGTCTTCAGGTTTGGGTCTTCATCACCTGTTCTTACGGATTTTATGGTCAGCTCCTGAATTGTTTTTGATATTTGATCTATGCCTACCCGAGATATCAATCTTCCTATATGCTTTTCGGTTACGAATGGTCTTTTTTCGCCCTTCTCTTCGTTTTCTATGTCAATGCCTTCGTTGACAAGTTGCGCAAATGTCCATTTTAAATCCTTTATAGACGGTTCCTCATCCCCGAGCTGTAGTGCTTCGCCCCACTTTTTCATGTTTCCGTAACGTTCCTGTATAGCCTCCATCACGTTTAAAGTAAAGGCGATGGGGTATTCTTTTTCTCCGGCTTTGATATGGCTAATTTTGTCTAACATATAATCCCTCCATTAAAAAGAGGACGGACACCCGCCCTCATTATGTCGTTGTTGTTATTCCAGCCTTTTCTTCCAGATATGCTTTCGCTTCCGCTTCGGTGTCGAAAGTATTTTCGCACTTCCAAACACCGTTATCATCAAGCATTATTGTTCCTGTCATAGTTGGCGTGTTAAATTCAATATTTTCGCCTTTTGATGAATTGGTGTCTTCGGGTTCTGCAAATTGTACCTTTGGCAACCATATTGCACGATATTTTCTTGCGCCGTTAACCTTTTTTATCCCGTAAAAACCTATACCAACGTAAGGACTGTTATCTGTTCCTTTTGCTGTTATTTCGCCGGTTTCAGTATCTTTTGTATGCCCTAAAAATTCAACTTGTATCTCGTCGGATAAATCGTCAACACCAAGGGTAATAGTGCCTTCCTGAAATGACTTATCGCTTTCAGCTATACCGTCATCAGCGTATAGTTTGACATCATTCACGGTAATTGATATATCTGCTTGAATAGCTTTGCCTATTACGCCACTTTTTGTAGCTGACTTATATACAGGATATTTTAAGCCGATTTTAGCCATCTTTCTACCTCCTTACAACGCATATATTTTCATTTCCCTATCTAATGTCTTGCCCATCTCTTCTATCGCCTTTCCTTTCATTTTGACTACTGCCGGCCGGATAAACGGCCTTTTTCTCAGTCTTGAAGTTCCGCTTTCCATTGCTCTCGCTTTTAAAGCGTTTGGAACGCCTTTTCTATCGTAGCCTTCAAACCCGATTTTTGTATTCGTGTTCCCGTTCTTATC